GTAAACACTACATCTAGAACTGGTGTTATTCTATCAGCACTTCCTACAGGACCACCAGGAACCGTAGCTAGAAAGATTTATAGAACAAAGAACAATGCAACAACATTCTTCTTTTGCATGGAAATATATGATAACGTAACTGAGGATTTGATTGACTTCTTAGAGGACGACCAGTTAGGCTCTGTTGCTCCTAATCCTTCAGACTCTATTGTCATGCCTTCTCAATCTCCAAGATTTGCGGCCAGCTTTCAAAACTGTCTTTTCATAGACGGTGGAAAGAAACTACCTAGTCGAGTATTCCACTCTAATCCACTTCAACTTGATAGTTTTGGAGCTACCTCATACTTTGACGTAGGGAACCGTGAGGGTGGCGACGTGACCGCTTTATTCCCTTACTATAATAACCTGTTCGTCTTCAGAGAAAGAGGCATAGATGTCATCACAGGTGGTCCCGGTGCATTCACTATCACACCTTTTGTGGCTGGTATCGGATGTAAATCACACTCCTCAATAGCTGCTGTCCCAGGAGTTGGAGTCGTATTCCTATCAGAGGATGGTATCTACGCTATTCAAGGTAACTTTTCTGGTTATCAATTGAAGATAACTAAACTTTCAACACCTCTTGATTTACTTACTGAGACACTTAGTCGTGGTGGAATGAAGAGAGCAGTTGGAGTATATTGGCCTCAAGCTAAGGAATACCATTGCTACATTGCAGACTATGGTAATAATAAGAATGGTATTGGTTTAGTACTTCATCAAAATGGAGGTTGGTCTGTTAGAGATGGATGGCCGATTGGGTGTTGCACCATTGACTACGATGGAAACTTTATCTTTGGTCACCAGCTTGGGAATGCTAGTCAATACAATACCTTACCAGTCGATACCAAAGTTGGGAATGGACTAATGGTAATCTCAGGTAAGCGTGTAGCTGGGTATGTAGTTGGGCAACCGGGTGCTGAAAAAGAGGTAATACCTGCTGACCCAATCTTCAGCTGGTTTAGAAGTAGATGGCATGACTTTGGTTATGGAGCAATTAAGAAACAGGTAAAATACATTTATCTATATGCTTACACAACTGGGCAACAGACAATAAATGTCAGCTACTATAGAGATGGAGACTGGCATGTTGAAAACACTGCACAGACTCAAACACAAAGTGTAATCATGTCTAGAGCAGACTTTGTTGACCAGCCTGGTTATAATCTTCTTGCAGCAGGTACAATACCCAGTGCATCAGATGCTGTTTGGGATAGCTCATCTTGGCAGGACCAGCTTTTAACTGAGATAAGGGTTGCCATACCGCTTTACATGTGTAGTTCATTTGCTATCGAAGTCAAGACAGATGCTAAGTTTGAGTTCATAGGATACTCAGTAGAATACAATGCTACACCTGCACAAACAATACGGGCGAAATCATAATGGGATATAGATGGACTAAAAAATCAATTGAAAATAATACTATCATCGATGGTAGAGAAAATGATATTGCTATCAATGATTACATTGATGTATTCAATAACTCAGTAGACAGGGAAAACTTACCTGAACTTGTTATCAATGACCCAATGATAGGAACAGGTCAGCTAACAAGAATCTTTGTTAAGAATGCTATCAACATAGATGAAGGTGTTTGTGGTCAGGATTTAGAGTTCAACAGTGTACCTGCTAATCATCCAGCAGGTAACCAGATATTTGGATTGAGATATAAAAATAGTGTCAACCTAAGAACAGGAGGTATGTGGATAAAAGCTCCAAATGCAACGTTCACTGGTTTGGATATCAGTGAAGGGATGCTATCAATTGAATGGAATTGTAATAGTTATATTCCAAAGTATAGAACATTCTACATGAAAACCGGGGCTGCTAATATAGTCACACCAAAATACGTTCAATGGCAAGTTAGATATAATGGTTCAGCAGTATATGAGAGCGGTCCTCAGTTTACTAGTTGGAATAGCGTCAACATCGCATGTGCATTTCCCGTTGCACAAGGTACTGGTGAGATAACCATACATTACAAACTACCTCCACTTATAAACGACAGTGATAATCAAGTTGTTTTCTACTGGTTTGGTGGTCAAATTACAGCTATCAACAGGAGCAGATAATGGGAAGAGTAGGACAAAATTCAAGGAACTGGCCAGATAATGGCATCACTAATGCAACTGATACTAACACGTATTACAATGAAATACGAACTCAGTCAGGCCAGATAGATTCCGGAAATGTTAGAACTGAAGGTGTTGATACAAGAAACTTTGTTGTTGATGCTCAGATAAAATGGGCTGGTACTCAGGAAAATGATGCTGAGTTTCCATTAGGCTTGACACCTCTTCCTGGTGGAGCTAACTATGGTAACTACTCAGATGACTCTGTTAGAGAACATCCAGTAAATCACAATTTCAGTGGGATATCCTCTACAGTTCCAGGTATTGGAACCAAGATGATTGTAGGTGGGCCTGCTGGTATTGTCTTAGCAGCTAATGATATCATCAGAGTTAAATGGACAGCACAAATCTTTAAGGTTAGACCGGCAACGACAAATACTTCTGGTAATATACCGCGTCTCAACATGCATGCTTCAGACCTGATAACATCTACAGCTAGAGCGGATGGTGCAACAGACGGTTCAGGTGCCGGAGAGTGGTGTTATCTACTCTATCCAAAAGTTAATGTCACAAGTAATGCACTTAATGATGCTGATTTTCTAACAGTCTCTAATGCTAATCTATACTTTGCAGGAGTAGCAGACCCAGCAGTTGTTGTACCCGGTCAGGGTGGAGCACTTAATGCAGCCGCTTTCTTTCCACATGTATCAGTCGTTCCAATGTGTATACTAACTCAAGGAACTAGTAATGATGACCCAGGCTATACATATTATGCAACTGGGGATAATCAAGCTACGAGTGGTATTAGAAGACCATACACAGTAAGTGGTAGTATCACACTAAAAGCTAATGGAGCGGTGACATTGTATGGTATGCAGCTTTATGCTTCAGGTGTTTGGCGAATGACAGCAACTGCTAATAACGGTCAGTTATATTTAGAAGACGTTGAGTGTGACCCGATTCACGCCGCACCAAAATACGGGGTTTCTCAAACGATAGTTATCTCTAGCGCACAAATAAGTGCAATCATTCACAAGAACAGTTTTTTATAGGAGTCTACATTGCCATTAGTTATACCACATGCTTTCGCAGCTGGAACATCTATCAACGGTGCTAACATTGAAGAAAATAATGATGTAGTCAAAACATATCTCAATGGAAACATTGTAGCTGGTGATGTAAACGCTGCTCAAAAATGGGTAACTCAGCCTTATGTAATGACAGGCTTCTATAATGCTATCATCAATCAACATGAGTTTGCAACAGGAATGGTACAGGGTGCTCCTGAACTACCTAAATTTCAAACAGGTGGAAGTTCTATAGCTATTGGTGATGCTGTCAATTCACTCTTAAATGATGTTCAATTACCTACATACCAAAATAAAAATGGTAATGCATCGCTTCCACGAAGTTACATCAATTTTACATTAGAGAAAGCAGCTAATGTTGTATACTCAATCACGATGCAGATGTATCCTTTAGATGATGATACTGGAGCTTACTCAGCTGTATTTAAGTCAACAGTAATAACATTAGATGTTGATGGAACATTACAAAATGGTTCTAAACACGTATGTCAGGCGATGGGTGATGTTGGAACCTCATATACAAACTCACCAGAAGCAAATGTAATCCCACCTTATGAAGGTATCAGAGAGTTTAGGTTTACCTACATTGGAAACTTAGCAGCTGGTGACCATTCAATAGGATTACAATCATGCTCTAATGAACAGATTACCTGGGTGGGTAGAATCGGAATAAGCATGGAGGCTTATTACTAATGAAAAATTTAACAGAAAAGGAGACTTAAATGGAACCGTTTACGCTAATGGCGATAGGATTAGGATTAGGTGCTGCTGGCAAAATGGCAGGCGGTGCCATGGATGCAGCAGCACTACACACAGCAGCTGATAAAGAAAGATTAGAGGAACTTGAAAGATTACAAGACCTCAATCAACTTGGCTTAACTGAGGAAGAATCTGCAAGAATGAGTGAAGCAATGGTAGACCCACTTCAAGCAATGCAACGTCAACGTTCAATTGAAAGACGTGAGATGGCAGCTGGTGCAGACTTAGGTGCTGGAGCAGTGGCTAGACAGATGTTGCTTGGTGAGGAATCAGAACAAAGAGCTATGGCTGATGTTGATAAGGAACTTTCACGTGCAGATACACAAAGAAGTTCTGAACAAAAAGCTGAGATACAGGCACTTAAAAAAGGTGCTGACTTACGTAAGAACCAGATGCTTAAAGCTATTATCACTGGAGCTGCTGAAGGTGGTAGTCAGATTATTGGTGCTAAGGGACAGACAATGGCCTTGCAGGAAATGACCGGTCAGGGTCAGATGTCAACTCAGCAGCAGCAAATGATGAGACAGAATATGATTCAACAGCAGTATATGAACCAGCTTTATGGACAACAAGTGCAACCTTACCAACAATACTATAATCAGTATTATGGACAGCAGTACCAGATGCCACCATACTTTGGCCCGACAACGGCAACACCTTACGGGACGGAGGATTAGAACATGCCAGAAGGAAATCCCACAGTAGCTGATTATTATCTTCAGCAATACATTATGACTCACCAAATGCGCTATCAACAAATGTTGAAGATGGCTCAAATGGAGGCACAACAGAGCTATGAAGCCAGAGTGTATCAACAGAAGTATCTTCAAACTCAAGCTAAACAACTTCAAACTTATGTTGGTACCTTAGAGAAAGATTTAACCGCTTATCTTGATGATAAAGCAGGTGGTACTACAGATGCTGATAGAGACCTGAAGTTGATGCGATTTCAGATTGACATTGCAAAAGCTAAAGCAAGTCAACAAGCCTCTGCTAAGCAAAGAAAGATTCAAATTGAAAAAGCTGCTGATGCAGAGTTTGACATTCCAAGAACACAGGTTCA